ACGCCTTGCCAATGCCAGTAGGCCGGCAGAGGGCCGTATCCGTCGCCGTAGTCGCCGTCAGGGTCGAACACACCCGAATAGGTTTTGATTTCTACGATGGCGTCGGGCAGGAACTGGTTGTCGCCGATGTACCCGTCGAGGGTGGCGACCATTGACGCGCCTCGTTCTTGGAAGACGTACATGCGGTCGGGTTCGTTGACTCGTTCGCCGATTTCGTCGCCAACCCAGTTCAACAAGGTGGCTTCTAGGCGGTTGCCGCGTTCCATCGCACGGTTTGTTTCGGTGACGGTTGGTTCGTCAGCGAGTTTGTCGATGCCGAGGCCGTACTTCGTTTTGAAACGGTGTTGGCCGTGGACTGCTGCCGCGTCTGATGCGGATACGACCGGCCAGCCGGTGTCGTCCCGGTGACGAAGTTTCAGCCATTCCATGCTGCCGTGCAGCGGTTTGATGATGGTTGCACCCATAGGTTCCTCCTGTGTAGCGGGTTGGCTACAGTATTACAGGAGGGTGTGACACGCTGTCAAGTCTAAAAGTTCTCGTCAAACCAGTTGACCGGCAGGTGAGCTGCGAGCGAGTACACCGAGCAGACGTTCTCTAACGGGATGTGGGTGATCTCGCCGACGGTGTCAGGATCGTTCGGGATGCCGATAACGGACGACACGATCGTCAGGTGACCTTCTAAGCATTGGGGCCACACCCAGCCGACCGTCAACACATGGGTTTCCTTAGGTTCGTAGGTAGCGGTATCTACCCAGCCACCTTCGCCACCCGATGCAGCGTCACGCCATTGACACACCACAATCGGCCATGTCTCATCGTCCTCGTCGTACACCTCGCCCATCAGAACGGCTCGTACGGAATAAGTTTGCCGCCACACGCAGAGCATTTACGGCCACCAACAACGATGGCACCGCACCGCACGCACTCGTACACAGGTTCGCTCATTTCTTCCCCCTATTGCGGGCACGGTTTTTCGATGCGGACTCCATTGTCGTGCCGCCACCTTTCTTGTGCGACACATCCTTGCCGCCCTTGCCCATCACCCCGCGCTTGCGACGTTCCTTCGACAGTTCAGCACGGTACGCTCGACGGCTGTCGTTGTCATGGTATGCGGTGTCGTACGCAGCCTTCTTCTTGCGCGCTTTCGCGTTCTTGCGGTAGTACTGCGCGGAGCGTTTAGGGCTGCTGCTCTTTGGTGGGGCCATAGTTATATAGTTTGCCACGCCAGAAGGTCTGTCCGTGGTGAATCGGGATCTGTTCGTACCAGAACTGGCCGTCGCCTTCCTCATACGACACGACTGAGAAACCTTGCTGCCAGTCCTCCACCACCGTCAACGGGCGACCGTCGAGGTCAATCCCGCCGCGCGTCGAAGGGACAGCTCCGTCCGTTCGGGCAAGGGTTCCAGGCGACGCCGCAAGGATCGTCTTGGGGCCATCCCAATCCTCTCTGGTTTTCTCAGCCCACTCACGGCGGTGAATGTGACCGAAGATGACAGATACTTTGCTTTCGCTGTTGAGATACTGATGCGCGGTTGACCCGTTCGATTTGACACGGTTGCCGTGGATGACTTTGAGTTTGTTGTTGATCCAAAAGCTGGATGCAGGGTAGCCAGCCAGATACTGGATGCCATGATCGTCAAAACGGCAGAGATAAGGCACACTAAGAACAGGCCAAGAATCTGGAGTGTTGCCTCGACGGATACCGAACGCAGCTTTCGCGTTGTCGATGACATAGTTGACGAGCCTTTCTTCGTGGTTACCGGCGAGCCAAAAAATTTCTGCGTTGGGAGCGCACGCCCGTAGTTCAGCAGCAAAGACAGGAGCCCGATCGATGGACGCTTGGGTGGTGTGAGAAAAAGCCGGCGAGAGCCGGTATTTTCCGAGTTCCGGCAGGTCGAGATTATCGCCGACGAGGGTGACGAGGTCGGGGTTTATGTCCCGCATCACCGACAGACACAGCGAGATTGCTGCCTCGTCGTGGGTTGGGACAAGTTCTCCGTCAGCAGCCCTGTAATAGCCGATCTGTACGTCAGGGACAATCACGGCGGTCTTGTAGCCTTCGGGGCGTGAAACGCCTTTTAGGGGCCTTACAGAGCATTTGACGGGGGCTGACTGCGACACCGGGTTCCACTCGGGGCCGTCCTCCCACGACGGAGAGAACGACAACCCAGCCATGTCAACCGTGTGCGCCTCACCCTCGTCATCTTTGTAGAAACCCTGCCACACGTTGACACGTTGGATCTTGCCGACTTCCTCGACATCGATCCCGTTACGTTCCAACAGGTGGGCGATCTTCCCCAACACCTCTTTCTTCGGAGGGGGAGGGCCGGCTTTCATGTCGTCAGATAACGCCACAAGTACACCCCCCAGTAGTGTGCCGTTGCACCGTGGACTTGGAGATGTTGTGCCCGTTGGCCTGCAACACTTCGGCGAACCATCGAGCAGTCAAACCTGACTTGCCGTTCTTACGTTCATTGCCAGGAGTTGACGCCAACTGTTTCAAAGTTTCGTTGAAAACCCTGAGGTCTTCGCCGTCTAGCTGCTCACGCAGATAATAGATCCCGCACCGAACCATTGGTTCCGGTTCCGGTACCGCCTGTAGTGCTTCCGCGAGTCCCATGTCCCTCCAATATCTTGATGATGTGACAGAGACGCTGCGCTTCGTCTGCGCCTCTGGGCACAACTCTAGTCAAGAAATGGGCTGCGTCAAGGTATACATCTTGGGGCATGGGTCGCCTTCCTCTTTGGGAGGAATCAGCGACCGTGCTTCAAGTGGTAATCGATGTGGTCATTGAGTCGTTCCCGAGTGTCCTCAGAAACCTCAATAACGCGATCCAACTTCGCAGAGTTCGCGGCGTGATCCCTCGCGTTTTCCTTCTTCAACTGAACAAGGGTGACAAGGATACCACCGGGTGCCAGCACGGCGAGAAGAATCGTCAGCCAAACTGGCATCGGAGATTCACTTTTCTCCGAAAGCCTGTTCGATTTCTTCGATCGTCA